GAAAGCCAATGCTCATAATGATTATCTTTCTTACTCGGCTTACCAAATACGTCAATGAGCTCCTGCTCACTTTCAATAAGGGTAACTTCTTCTACAGGTCCAATCTCAAAGGGAGCTGCAATAGCACCGATATTGTCAATTACATTGTCAACTCTACCAGCGCTAAAGTCAACCTCTCTGACTAAAATCCCTGGAGACAATTGGGGAGTTGCCATTTCTTTCTCCGTAAATACTCAGTTTATCTAAAAAATATTTATTAAAAACTACATTTACGTTGGGGAAGCATGGGTGTAAACTATCTACCAATCAGGATATACATCCTTTATCCTTGGAACGGGGTCATATTTATCATCCAATTCTCTTTCTTTTCTTTGTTTAACAACTCTTTTAATAGTACAGTTCTTACATTCATATGAATATGAAGATGGGACTGGACCCCTACTCTTACGGGTTCTATAAAAAGATTCTATTAAATTTAACACCTGACCACAAGTTCTACACTTTCTATCATACAATAATAGATGACCAAGTTTTATCTGCTTATCTATATCCATTACTGAAAATTCCACATATAGTCAAGACCACCACCTTGATCCCCATACTCATCAGTAAACCACCTATCACCTTCTGGGTCAACAAAACTATCCTCATCCATACCATCAGATATAAATCCAAAAGGAGCCATATCCTGTTCTATTTGATCTTTCTGATCTTCATATAATCTTTTTCTAATATCTTGATCTGTTAACTCTTTAAAGTAATCCTGAGCAACTAACCATGCATATATTACAAGACACATTGCTAAGTCATCATTACAACCTTCTTCTGCTTCAAATGAATTACTTTTCTGAATAAAGGTTGTTAACTCTGAGATAATATCATAATCATTAAATACTATCTTATCTTCTTCAATAATAGTTTTAAGATTAAGAGATCCTACCTTTTTAACTGTCTTGGACATCTTAACTCCCATTTGAGTTTTCTTGCCAGAAAATCCTTGACCAACTACTTGCCCTGCTCTACCTCTCATAGAACACATAAGAACATTTGTATATTCTAAATCATAATGGAGAAGAGATGCTACTTGATCTCCAACATCATTTACTTCACAAAGAACATATGCTCCATTATAACTCCTTGCTACATCAAATATAAGATTTGGAAATAGCATAGGTTTAATCTCATTATTCCTATATTTTGCTACAAGTCTGTGTGGGAATTGCGTAATATCTACAACAATAAATGCAGAGTAATCTTTACTAACTCCCCTTGCAACGTCAACTGTAATGACATAATCATGATCTTCTTTTACTGGTTCATAAACATCTAATCCAGCATTACTTTTTATTGGAGATTCATATACTAAAGCTCTCAATTTACTAGGAGCAATAAGGGTATCAACAGACCCAAGAAACTCACATTCAAATTCTACTTTGAACTGTTGTTCTGAAGTATTAGCAATAGTAGTTGCTTTCCATGCAGAATCTCTACCAGGAACTTCAGACCAATGAACATCAGTAGGGACATATTCATTCTTTGAACGTTCAGCGTCATGCCATAAACGGTAGAAATGATTCATACCATGTGGCGTTGAAACAATAATTACTTTCGTTTGTTTACCAGAAGTAATAGTAGGATAAACAGAGGCAAAGAACGAGTCTGCAACATGGTTCGGAACGAAAGCGAATTCGTCGAGAAATAAGATATTGAACGACATGCCTCGGACAGCAGATGCAGATGTAGAAGCTGCCAATATCTTACTGCCATTTTCTAACTCCAGATTACCTCTATTCCATGCAATAATACCTTGTTGCATCCATTTGGGCAAATTCTCATATGCAATCTGCAACCTACCCAACAATTCTCTAGCAGTTGCTGCTTTGTTTGCCAGAATACCAATAGTTACACTATCATTGAAAACAACATAATGTAAAAGGTAAGATACAACAGTAGTAGACTTTCCAGTCTGTCTGGGCATCTTACAGATATTAAACCTATTATCGTGGAAATTATTAATTAACTTTTCTTGAAAATCATATGGTTGAAATTGTGTCAATCCCTCATCAAGAGACACAATCTTCACATATTGCTTTGCAAAATAAACAGGATCATCCTTACACTTAAGGAACTCTACAATCTGTGCTTGACTAAACTCAATAGGAGTATTAGCCTTTTTTAAATTTGGATTGCCAAGATATATGTCATTAGAGCTCATAATATTTTTTTAAGTATTTAGACTGTAGCTGTCGTAAGTGCAATACCTACATCTCCTCCACCAAAGAAGTCATCTTGCATTTGTACCAAAGTTGGTGTTGTTCCACCACATGTCCAACTAAGGTATATGGGATTACCATCATTGTTTACAGATTTTGGATAATTTGAAGAAATATTTTCTACCAGTTCATTAATTGATGGTAAATTCTCAGACATTAATAATCCTCACCTACATGTAAAAACATATCTCCTGGCTCTTTCTTAATAACTTTACGATAAGTTACCTGTGCTCCAGGATACACTTTATCAATTTGAGATTCTACTTCATCTTTATTGGGAACTTTTAAGTTTGGGAAAAACATTTTAATAGCATAATATCTTCCCCTCCACCTTAAATGGACAAAAAGAAGATTACCAGTTTGTGATTGGACCCTTACAGCCTCTTCAATTTTTCCCTTACTCATTATCCTAATATATTTTTCTTCTATTTATAACCCCATTGCAGTAGCTACTACTTTAAACGTAGTAGAACTGCTGGATGCAGGATACCCTAACAACCTTAAAGAACCACTATTAATGTCTGTTGAAAATGTTGCTATCCCTACAGGTTGATTTATAGACCCATATTCTGTATTATATGTAGTACTTCCATCATGAATGACATTTATATTGGTCATATTATAGTTTGTGCCTTGAGTTACTTGAATTTGATAATTAACTGATCTATAAGATGTAGAACTAACACTCATTATAGCAGCAGCACCAGTTGCAGATGTTGTATGAACATTGGAAATAATCCCACCTGCAGAAAAATCAACAGATTCACTAACGGATACTGTAGTTAATGTTGATACGCCAGAACTTACAATTAATCCACCAGATGTTACTCTAACTCCTGTTCTTGCAGTTATAAGTCCAACAGAATCTATATTCTTTACATCTTCATAAGTTAATGTTCCACCAATACTTACATTTCCATTAAAAGTAGCACTAGTAGCATTGATTGTAGTAAATGTTGAAATACCAGATACATCTAAGGCACCAGTAATATCAATATTACCAGTTCCAGTAATATTATTACTATTAAGGTCTAAGCTACCTCCTAATTGTGGGCTAGCATCCCCTACAATGTCTGTTGTGACTCCAGTTAATACAGAATACCTATATCCTGTTGCGTCTTGCAAATCAAATGCTGGAGTAGCATCAGAACCACCTAAGTCTAAAGATACACCACCATAAGAAACAGAATCATTGACCAACTTGGCATTAGTAATAGATCCTGCTAATTGAGCATTGGTGATGGTTCCTGTTAAATCAGTAGTTGCTAAGTTGCCATCAAATGTAGTGGCAGTAACTACGCCAGAAACTACATTAATACCATATCCACTATTAACTACAATACCTTTTCTTGCAGTAATTATACCAACAGAATCTATATTCTTTACATCTTCATAAGTTAATGTTCCACCAATACTTACATCACCACTAAAAACACCACCAGTAGCAGTAATAACACCAACACTCATTCCAAGTGAAGATGTATTACCAATTCCTAAAACAATATTTAAATCATCAACGTTAGCATCTCCTACCCACTTATTAGTTGTACTATCATACTTAATAAAATATCCATTTACCTTTACACTATCTCTATCAATATCATCTAAAAACTCAAGACGAACTTCACCACCACCACCTTGAATATTAACAAGATTTTTAAGGTATTCTAACTCACCTCTAATCTTAACAATTTCTGGGTCACTAGTATTCTCTTGTAATTCTTCTTTAGATGATATCTTATCTAAAATCTCAAGAGCATGATCCAAAGAATCAACTTGCTCGGTAACTTGCTCGGTAGATTCTTCTTCATCTTCTTCAATTCTCTCAGTATATTCAGTAGTATCTGGTCCCATATCAGGAGGAGTTTCTACTTCTTTGGGAGCAAGACCTTCAAGAGGTAATGGTTTAATTATATCAATTACTTCATAAGCAATATTACCATTAAGATCTTCTATTTCAATAGTTTCTTCTGGCTTAGAATATAACCATTCTTCAAGTTTCTTTGCTTGTTTTTCTAATTTCTTTTTCTTCCTATTATCTTTTTTTACGGATTCACTAACTTCGCTGAAAAGTGAATCTATACCAAGATCCCCTACAAGAGAATTAAACTCATCCTCTTTCTCTTTTTTAGCTTTACCAATAGTAGAGAAAAACTCTTGTAGATCGTCTTTCATTTTTTACTCTTATCTTGCTTTAAAAGTTTTTGTAACTCAGCAGTAGATCCAACAAATAATGCATTATTTACAGTAGTTGGATTTTTATTATCTTTCTCCTGTTCAACATCTTTAAGTTTCTTCTGAAGTTCCATAAGTTTATCA